GACTGTTCCATCTTTTTGAACAACTTCTGTAACATCAGATTGAATGTTTCTCGTGCTGCCTGGAATGTATCGCTTTCCAGTGTCATTTCCTCGTAATTTAAAATACTCATTTTGTTTGAATCCTCCTATGTTTTATTTGAAAATCTATTCCACAGCCCTGATGAATACCTCTACCCTCGGCGTATCGGAATAGAATTTTCTTACTTGTGTATCTACAATCGCATTATCGTCATACCACGCTACGCCATTCAGGGCGTCATATACGAGCTTTGCTACATTGTCAAGGTCTGGCTTCACTGTTGGGCGTAACCGGTGTTCCAGCATTTCCCTCTGCTTTTTCTTTGAGGCGGACTTCGGAATCGGATAATACGCTATGATTCTGATGTCAAGCGGTCTGCCCTTTTCAAATTTCCTGCCCTTTGCTGCCTCCATATAAACTGCTGCAACCTCTTTTTCGTGTTGCAGTGTATTCTTTGGTGTATATGTCTGCACGAAATTTCCTCTCCTAGCAAACTTCGGACGTTCTTTCCCGAAAGGATTTCCTTTTACGGTAAACCGAATGTTCTTCATCTCCTCCACCTCCGCTGCTATTTCATTCACTTTGCAGTTTCCTCCTCTTTCTCTCTGTATATTTTCAGGGTATAATCATAAGATTTCCCTGATTTTCTAGGGATTCTGCCCGGTCCTACTGTGTATCCGTTTTTTACCAGGATTCCAGTCATGATTGACCGGTCCTCCACTGTTGAACAAATCAACTCTGCTACTTTTCCATCGCTTAGTCCTCCAATAATCTCTTTCGCATCTCATCGTATCTATCCGCCGCCTGGTTCATCCTCCAGGATGCTCCTGCTACTCTATGTGGAAAGCACATTGCGAAAATTCTGTCATATATCCTTTTGTATCTCGTATCAATGTTTTCTTTCATATCCACCAGCATCAAATTAGTTGTCAGAATCAATGGCTTTCCTGCGAGGTATCTGCTGTCTATCACGTTGTAAACCTTTTCCAGTCCATAATCCGTATTACGTTCTGTTCCTAAATCATCAATGATAAGCAGCTTTGCATTGTTCAGCCTAACTATCAGCTCCGATTCCTCCACCTGCTTGTCCTGTATCATCTGTAATATTTTTACAAATGATGTCATTATTACCGGTATTTTCTGATTCAGCAGTTCGTTTGCAATGCAAGCGGCAGCATAACTCTTGCCGGTTCCAACCGGGCCATACAGAAGCAATCCCTGATTGTTTCTGTACATCTCGTCAAAATTCTGCACATAATTTCTGACTATCTTATAAAGCTGTGCATTATCTTTGGTCTGTTGAAATGTGGCAAGGTTGGCGTTTTTTAATCTGTTCTCAATAAGACTTGCTGACCGCAGGCGTTCCATGCGCTGTAATTCCTGTCTGGCCTCTTCCTGCTTCTTTCTATCCTCTTCTGCCTTTGCCTCGCATTTACAGATACAAGGAACCGTAATGGTTGTCCCATCACCGCCTGGGATTTTTACTCTGGTCTGTCTTTTACCTTTGCACTTTCCGCAATGGATAAGACCGTCCTCGATATAATCTCCCTCTCGCATCATTTCCTGCCGTGTTCCTTTTTCTCTTGCAATCCTCTCTGCAAATCCTGTGAACAATTCTGCTGTTCCCTCCATCTGCTATGCCTCCAATCTATCTGAATGGGTTTCCCTCATCCTCTTGTGATTCCTCAACCCTATTATTTTCCCGTTTATCCAAGAAGTCTTCAAAAGGTGTATTCTCGCTAAGGAACGTCTTGGCGTGTTTTATGTATTTGCTCTCTGTTCTCTCTCGAACCAGTTTTTTCTTATAGTTTTCAGCCGCTTCGCACAATTCATCGGGTGACCATCCATCATTGAGGCGTGCCTTGTATTTCTTATACGCTTCACCTTTTCCGTCTTTTCTTGGGTATATTCCCCAAAATCTCTGGAAATCTGTGCTGTACTCTGTTTTCTTCGGTTTCTTTGGTGGCTCCTGCGGTACTTCCTGTTCCGGTGTTTTTTCTTCTGCCTCTATTCCAGGAATATCAAGAACCGACTGGGTTTCTTCCATACCGTCCGGTTTTTTCGGTTCTTCTGTCTGCGCCTTTTTCGGTCTGCCTCCCAGCTTTCCGTTTCTTCTGTTTATCTCACATCTGGCATCGTACTTGTCACTATCTCTTTTGAGCTGTGACCGGATAAAGGAGAAAGCCATTAAAGGCAGTCCTGCCAGCTCTTCACAAGGCAAATCATTTACATAACAGAAGATTGCCTTTATCAGCTTTCCAGCCTCCTCATCAGACATGAGCGAGAAGTGGTCTATATAATCGTTATAAAGTTGAAAGCTCTTTTTGTCCTCTGACTTTCCCATTGTATCCGCTCCAATTCCTCTAAACTTCTGCTACAAGGTCGGCTATTCCTATCGGTCTTTTCAGGACTTTAGTTTCCCGGCAGTAATCACAGCAATGGCATCTCAAAGGTTCGATTTCTCCTCTCTTTACTGCCAGTACATGATTGATGTTTGCTTTGACAACTTCCCTCGCCTCTCTTAAGTAATTATCTTGTATGTGAATAATCTCTATATTTGGTGTTTTTTCTTTGCTAATTCCCGCAATGTAAAATGGTAATCGCTTTCCTGTATTCTGATATACAACTTCCTGGTACATCGCCCCCTGGATGTCATACCCCCAGTAGCGGACGAAATCTAAATATCCTATATCTCGCACCCATTTCATTTTTGTAAGGGATTCCACAACTTTTAAATCCACTATGGCCCATCCCGGAATGTAGCTATCCATCTTGATTTTCCAAGGTGTTCCATACAATTCAGCAGTCATTATGACCTGTTTTTTCCCGGACATATATTTCATAAAGAGTTCGTCCCTTTCCGCTCTTTTTATTAAGGCGTCTGCTTGAATGTATTCCGCTTTCAGTTTCCCGTCTTTTTTGAAAATTGCCGGCTCTTCTTTTTTGTAGCTCTCCAAGGTACCCTCAAAGTACCGGTCTACATAACTGCCAATAAGCAATGCTGTTGATTTCAGCTCCTTGTATGTACCTTTGAGTTTGGCAACGGCAGCCGCTTCACAAGCTGCCTTGCCATATGTGCCATTAAAGTCTTTGAATTGGGATACGGACATATATTCATAATTTGCAATATCTGAATAATAATTTTCTTCCGTTAATTGCATTCCCATTTCTTAGACCTCCCTGTACTCTGCTCCAACAAATTTGATATAATCCAAAATCTTTTTATGCTGTTCTTCGTTTCCTCTGACCTGGATTGTCCAAATCTTTTTGCCTCCGCTTAATCCTGGCTGCTGTGTTACCGGATTAGCAATCGTTCCGGTTACTGCCTGCTGATATGCGTGTCTTTCAATGCTTTCGATTGCCTTTCCCATTTCAGTCTTAGGTTCTGCAGAAGTGACAGGCTTCGGTGCTTTCTTTGGCTCCTGCGGCTGTTCTTCCTTTTTGGCAAGTGCTTCACGCTTTGCTGCCTCTTCTCTCTCCCTCTTCTGTCTTTCTCTTTCCAGAATCATTTCTTTCTGCTTGCGAAGCTCCTGTACCTTAGATAACGCCTCGGATAATACCAGATTTTTCTCATATACCTTTTTGGCATCCTCTCTGAAATCCTCCTCGATTCCATCCAAGATGTTCAGGTCGCCTTTTGTATTCTCAAGTGCAGTATTTACCGCAGTCTGCCATGTTTTCTTCGTGGTTGACTTGTTCTCCCACTTACTGTCATAAATCTTTGATTTCAGCTTAGAGGCAACTGTTTCCGGTAATTCTGTGAACGCTTCTTTCATGTATGCAAGAATTTCCTCTTTTTTCTTCTTTCTCTGCTCCTCTTCATAATCCTTTACCTGTTTTGCAATCGTATTGATAGGCTCATCAATAAGCTGTGTCAATTCCTTTACCTGTTTTTCCATATCATCGTATGGCTTCAGGCACTCCTTTTTAACTTCTTTTCTTCTTTCCTCAACGGAATCTTTTAACTTTCTAAGATATGCAACGGTATTCTTCGCATCTGCGATTGAATCATCGTCATACACAATGCCGGTGTATTTCTCCATCTCTGCGGCGAGTGCCGTTTTCAATTCTTCAAAGTTCCAGTTGATTTTTCCTACTTGCTGTTTTACTACTACCTGTAATTCGTTCATCTTCTCATCCTCCTGTTATTTCCAAGGTAAATCATCTATTGCCGATTCATCCGGCGTCATAAAACCCATGCCATCAGGCATCGGCTGTGGCTGTTCCTCCTGCTGCTGTTCAAAAGGAATCGCCTGCTGTGCTGGTTCTTTTGTTTCCTGCGGTTGTGGCTGTTCTACCGGTGCAGGCTCTTTCTTCGCTTGCTCCATCTGTGCGAACACGTCAACCGGCGCACCGTTATCCGGTAATGCGGCTGTTGCTGTTCTTCCATCAATGAATACCGGCTGACCGTTTTCAAACTCCACATCGCCGCCTGCAAGATAGGCTTTCTGCTGTTCGATGTTGTCAAAATCAAGGTCAATCAGCTTGCACAATCTACGGAGGACTGTCTTTTTATACATCTCTCCTGTGCTGCTCTTCCAAGCCTGGCTGTCTTTGGCTTTGGAATATGTATTTCTGACATTCTCAATTTCTTCTACGCTCATAGTGTCATACATCATGGAACCATCCTTGAAAACCACAATCGCAAAAGCTCCAATCATTGGCTTATTTGAAAATGGCTGTGGTCTGTAAATCACATTCTGAATGCCTGCGTCCACCTCTTCTGTAAAGAAATCATCCTCCCTGACCACCTTTGCGAATATATCCTTAATCGGGTTTCTGGAAAACCTCTTGCACATCTTGATTTCGCCCTTGTAGTCCGTCTGGAAGTTAAGTTCTCCTCCATACGGAATCGCATAACATTCTCCATTGAAATAATCCAACCCCAGATATGCCGCTTTGCACAAGCACACTGCCATTGATTCAAATGTCAGCTTGCAAAGCTCCGTCTTTTTCTTTTTGTCTTTCAGCATTTCGGAAATAACCGTAACCGTATTCAAGGCGAAACGCTCCTGATTAAATCCTGCTGGCAATGCTGCTTTGTGGGTAGTCAATTCCTTGATAATCGAACTCTGCACCCCTGAAAGCCACTGTTTTTCTGTCATTTCTGCCATCGTCTGTAACCTCCTGTTTTTGTGTTTTTATATATCTCTCAAATTCCATCATCCCGGTTGAAACTTCATTTATTGCATTTCTGATAAAATATTCTTTTATCACATCCGGGAGTAAATACGGAATGTAAGATTCATCCTTACCGGCTACTGCCGCTTTTCTCTCTGCGTACCGAACCAGTTCTGTAAACTTCTCGTCTGTCATGCTGTACCCTTGTTCCTCTGCATCTTTTCTTATGCCCTCGTATAATTCCTGCATCAATCAGCACTCCTCTCATCATCCTTATGAGCCATTCAATAAAAAGCATAAACTCCGGTACTAACCATTCACCGCCTATTGCAAAATGCCCCTGCGTGTTGTATCTCACTCTGATAAGCACTCCTAACAGTGTGAATCCAACAGTTAATGCTATCCAGTGTTTCACTATCATGCGTTCCAGCATCTTTTCATTCCTCCCTGTCTATGTAAAAATCATGCCCACCATGCGAATACAGGTAATTCAGATTATCTCTGTGCCATGTGCTACTGCTTTCACTCTCGAAATAGGTTGCTCCCAGGCTGCCGTCCCACTTTTCTGATACAATCATCTGCAAAGCTTCGAAGCATTCTTTGTCCGGCTCCACCTTTTGAAATCTTCCGTTTGCAACCGGTGTGAATTGCCCTTTTTCGTAAATAACATCTGATACCGTATCAGGAAATCCCTCTGCTTTTGTTCTATTCAGAACTACCAACATGACAAGAGCTTTCCCCTCCACATCTTCGCCCTCGGCTTCTGCCATGGCTATTTTGCAAAGCATATAGGCATCATCCGCATTTATTTCTTCATTCATGATTGTGCTGGTATATTCTGTCTTGAATGTCTCCTGCTGTTTCTCTGTGGTAATTGTTTGTGTGTTATCTTCAATAGAAACTTCATAACCAGATACATCCTGCGCTGATGCAGTATATCTTTGTTTCCCATGCATACACACTGTCATTTGAACTGCGGCAAACATCATCGCCGCATCAACTACAAGGACCTTAATTTTTCTTTTATGCGCTCTTTGCATTGTTATCTCCTTTCAGCGGCGTAACGAATATCCCTAAATCAAGTTCTGGCATCGACTGTACAGCCTCCAAAAGTTCCTCGTCAGAGCAGATATTAAATTCTTCTTTCAGGACTTCTTTCAGTCTGTCAATCAATTCCATGATTTTTACTTCCTCTCCGCTATCATTCGCAGTTCTGTAATAGCCTTGTAAACTCCGTCTAAAGACTGGACCATTTCTTTTAGTTTTTCTCTCTCTGCAGCTTCGACTTTTCCATCCTCGGCAATCCTCAATAATGTTTTTTGGATTTTGTCGATTTTCTCATCCTCCAACCCTGCAAGCATTCTTACCGTAATGCCCTCTATATTCCCTGCCTCTGTTGCTATTGGCAGTTCCTTTCCTATCGGACATTCGCTCTTGCAGTAGATGCATTTCAGCTCTGGTGCGTTGTACACCTCCGCCATCATCACAACCACATCTACAGGAATGTTTTTCGTTATTCCTAATTCGTAATGTGCAAGGGTTGATTCGGAAATTCCAAGTATTTCAGCCGCTCCGGCTCTGCTGTTCAATCTCTCATTATGTATTGCAGCTTTTTTCCTGCACTCAAAATACACGTTTTCGTTCATATCCTGTAACCATCCTCTATGTCAGTTCTCTTCGCTTTGCCCTATACTATTAGCAGGTTGATAAATGGCATCGTAATCATTGCTGATTCCCAGACAATCACTCACTTTGTTTACTGCCGGTTGGCTGTAAATCCTGCCGTTAATAATTGAGGATAAATATGGTCTTGCCAGCCCGGTTTTTGTTGCCAGCTCGGACACATCCATGTCCTTGTCAATTAAGGTGTGCTTTACCAACTTGCACCAAGGCGGAAGTCTTTTCTTCATCTCGCACCCTCCCTTTCTCGGTTCCGCTTATTCTTTACTTTTGTAAGGTTCTCATGTAAAATAATGAGTATGTAATCTTTATTTCATTCTCAAATGCATCTTACATTGGTAACTATAACTCATAGTTTTGAGTAGGTCAACCCCTGTAACGCATTTTTTTGAGTTTTTATTTTAGGAGGTCATTATGTTATACGATAGATTTCGTGAAGCCTGCGAAAAGCGAGGCACTACAATAACACAAGTTCTGCGTGATATAGGGCGTGCAGAGGGAAATACAGGGAGCTGGAAAGCAGGAAAATCCCCGAAACTGGACATTGTTATGGAAATGGCTGAACACCTCAACATGACATTGGATGATTTTGTATATGGCGATAACCCACCTATCGCAAAACCATCAACACAAAATAGTGAGTTATCCAATATGGAGCAGGAACTTCTTGAGGTTTTCTCCCACATACCGGCGGACAGACAGCAACTGTGCCTGGACTTCTTACGCACTCATATGGTCCAGCCTGAAAAGTATGCCGACAAGATGAACGCATAATTACTTTGGACTATGCCAGATACCGGCATCTTAATAAACCAGAATAATTTTAGAAAGGACGGTGTGCTATGTCAAAAACTGACAATATCATAAAACTGTATGAGCCATCATCTAAGTGCAATGACAGCGAGCGTGATGCTTACGTTCAGGAACTCCAGCGTTTGCTTGCTTGCTATCAGCTTGCCAGCTCGGATGATAAAAATGTCGTTTGGGCAGTGCTGAACAAATATGCACCGCATATCGACACGATATAGCCCCAGGCATGGGGCTTTTCTTGTTGTATGGGAAAAACATTATGAGAAATAAATCATTGGCAGGAAGAGCCAATAACCGGGCAGAACGCCCTCGTAAGGTTGCTATTTACATTCGTGTATCTACAACCCATCAGATAGATAAGGATTCTCTGCCGATGCAGCGCAAGGACCTTATCGCATATTGTGAACTTATCCTCGGCATTGAGGATTACGAAATATTTGAGGATGCAGGATACTCCGGGAAAAACACCGACCGGCCTGCGTTCCAAGAAATGATGCAGAAAATACGTTCCGGCTCATTCTCCCATTTGCTTGTGTGGAAAATAGACCGTATCTCTCGTAATCTTCTGGACTTTGCAGAAATGTACGAAGAGCTTCAATCCCTGCGAGTAACTTTTGTCAGTAAAAATGAGCAGTTCGATACGTCAAATGCTATGGGCGAAGCTATGCTCAAAATCATTTTGGTGTTTGCGGAGCTGGAACGAAACATGACATCGGAGCGTGTTACCGCAACAATGATTTCAAGAGCCAATCAGGGACTTTGGAATGGTGGCAGGGTTCCTTACGGATATTCCTACGATGCAGAAACTTCTGTGTTTTCCATCATCCAGGATGAAGCGGATGTGTGTCAGCTTATGAAAACAGACTATTTCGAGCATAAGTCTATTATTCATACAGCAAAGTTGCTAAACGATAGGAAAGTTCCTACCAGGTCAGGTGCGCTCTGGTCCCCTACTGCGGTATGGAAAATACTGTCCAGTCCTTTTTACGCCGGTATCTACCGATACAATCATTACAAGGGAACTGAAAACAGAACCATCAATCCAGAGGAAGAGTGGGTTCTTGTCCCAGACCATCATCCTGCAATATTTACTTTGGAGGAACACGAAAAGATATGTGATATTATGGATACAAATAAAAGAATGTCTAATCTCCCAGGGCAAAAACACCGGGCAAAAAATGTGTATGCCTTTTCCGGCATCCTTTACTGCGGAAAGTGTGGCAGTAAATTAGTTTCTACTCCCGGAAGATTGCAAGCCGATGGATTCCGCACTACCACTTATTCGTGCCCGAAAAAGAGGAAAACGCATGAGTGCGATAATCCATCTATAAATGATTTGATTGTCGGAGAGTTTGTCATAAATTATATTTTGAATATGCTCAATGCGAAAAGTTCTTTTTCCTCCATCAGTTCCCCTGCGGAACTTGAAGAGCATTTGCTTTATGGTGGTTCATTCAAGGACGTGCAGCATATCTCGGAAGATGGTCTGAATGAATTTTACAATCTTCTATCTCGGTACGGTTCGGATAGTTCCTATGTCTTTGCTGTGAAACGTCCTCGTAAGAAAAAGGCTGCTGTCAATCCAGAGGTTGAAGCTCTCCGCAAGGATAAGGAGAAACAGGAACGTGCTCTGAAACGATTGCAGGATTTATACCTTTATTCCGAAAGGGCAATGACCGAAAAAGATTTCATCATACAGAAGAATGAAATATCCTCCAGGATTCAGGATATTAACACCCGGCTCGGTATGGTTACGCACGATGCTAATTCCACATTGTCAGATGAGGATTTTGTACGGCAAGCAAGCCACCTCCTCATTACGAAAAAACTTATTGGTCGAGAATATATTTATTATAAATCCCTGGCGCAGACTGTTTCTCCTGATGTGCTCAAGATATACATGGAAACTATTTTAGATTCCGTCTATGTGATTGATGGACGTGTTTCCTCCATCATATTCAAGAACGGCCTTACCCATACTTTTATATACAAAAAATGATGTCGGTATAACTGCCTGGAATAAAACAACCCAGAAGCCTCAACGCTCCTGGGTTTTATTTTATCCCATTATTCAGTTATTTTTCAGGTATGGGATTTCCTTACAAAAGTAAGAAAACGGTGTTATTCGATAAACATGGCATCGCCGAAGGAGAAAAAGCGGTATTTTTCTCTTACAGCCTCTTCATAAGCTGCCATAATATGCTCTTTTCCAGCCAGTGCCGATACCAGCATCACCAGTGTGGACTCCGGCAGATGGAAATTGGTGATCAGTCCGTCGATCATCTTGAAGCGGTAACCCGGATAGATAAAGATCTCGGTCCAGCCGCTTCCGGCTTTTAAAATGCCGTCCTCGCCGGTTGCCGACTCCAGAGTACGGCAGCTCGTTGTTCCGACTGCGATCACACGGCCGCCTGCTGCTTTCGTATCGTTGATCAGTTTTGCCTGATCTTCTTCTACCACATAGAACTCAGAGTGCATGTGATGCTGGGTGACATCCTCCACTTTCACCGGACGGAAGGTGCCAAGGCCGACATGCAGGGTTACATGGGCGATCTTTACACCAGCATCCTGCACCTGCTGCAAAAGCTCTTTCGTAAAATGCAGTCCGGCGGTCGGAGCTGCTGCGGAGCCTTCGTGTTTTGCGTATACCGTCTGATAACGGTTCTTGTCCTGCAGTTTATGTGTGATATATGGCGGCAGCGGCATTTCACCAAGCTGATCCAGAATTTCTTCAAAAATGCCTTCATAGTGGAACTGGATCAAGCGGTTTCCTTCATCCACGATATCGACTACTTCGCCTGTCAGAATTCCGTCTCCAAAGGAGATTACGGTTCCGACCTTGCATTTTTTGCCCGGTTTTACCAGCGTTTCCCAGATGTCATTTTCTTTTCTCTTTAAAAGAAGAATCTCAATTGCCGCATCCGTTCCGACCTTGGAACCATAAAGACGTGCTGGAATTACCTTCGTATCATTGATAACCAGACAGTCGCCTGGTTTCAGATACTGCAGAATATCACGGAAATGGCCATGCTTGTATTCGCCTGTCGTTTTATCCAGATGCATCAGGCGGGAAGCGCTACGGTCTTCCAGCGGATCCTGTGCAATCAGTTCTTTTGGCAGATCATAATAAAAATCTGATGTTTTCATTTGTTTCCTCCATTCTATGGCAGCCGGCACAAGTTCGCCGGATTTGCTCTGTTTGTTCAACTTTTTTTGCCCAACGGACCCATTATAGCATTTCCTATTCCTTCTGACAAGGAATTCTCTCGAATCCAGCTGATCTCTTGCTGCATTCTTGTTACAGCTCACTGGCAACCCGCAAGCTGTAACATTTCTTTTTCACTTTTTTACACTTCTGGTGCATTTTCAGATTGTGCCGTTTATTCTATCACAGCCCGGCTGCCTACTCCATCCCGGCTCCGGTTTTTCGTCACAACAATTTTTTTCTCAATCCTGTCTTTTAACTCCGGTACGTGAGAAATAATTCCGACCAGACAGTTTCCTTCTGCCAGACCTTCCAGTGCTTTTACGGCCTGGTTCAGAGACTCTGCATCGAGCGATCCAAAACCTTCATCCACAAACATAGAGTCTAACTGAATGCCGCCCGCATACGACTGGATTTCATCCGACAGGCCAAGCGCCAGGGAAAGGGAAGCCTGGAAAGATTCTCCGCCGGAAAGCGTGCGGACACTTCGCTCCGTCCCGTTATAGTGGTCAATCACATTCAGTTCCAGTCCGGCTTTGCTCTTTATATTTCCGCCGTCTTCCTGCCGTTTCAGCTCATACTGTCCCTGACTCATCGTCAGGAAACGCACATTGGCTTTTCGCAGAATCCGGTCAAAATACGCCATCTGCACATACGTTTCCAGTTCAATCTTTTGCTTTCCGCTCACATTTCCACATGCGGTATCCGCAAGCGCATTGACCCATTTGTACTCTTCTTCCACGGTCTGCATCTGACTTTGCTGATTCCGAATGGCATCATATGTGTTCTGATTCGTATTTGCCGCGTGATACTGCTCGTTATAACGCTGATCCAGAATCTGTTTCTGTTCGGAAAGTCCCCTTAAATCTTCCTGTAATTCTGTTTCTGACGGGAGCGGCTGTTCCTGTGAATCCGCTGTTTCTAACGCCTGAATCGCCGTAAGCGCCGCCTGCACTTCCGTCAGTTTTTTCTGTATGGCATCCAGTTCCTCTTTTGCTGTTTTCTGTGCTTCTTCCAGCCGTTCTTTCTGTGCTTCCCAGGCTGCAATATGCTCCAGAAGTTCTGTTTCTTCTTTTCCCGCAAGCTGCGCCTCTTTTTCCCGGATCCTTTCCAGCAGTGCTTTTCTTTCAGCCTTTTGTTCCGTTTCCCGCAGCTCTTTTTTGCGAATTTCCTGTTCTCTTTGCTCCGTTTTCTGTGTTTCCTCCTGGATTTCCTGTCGGATCTTTTTCAGTTCCTCCTGTTCTGCAAGAATGCGTTGTTTCTGTTCTGTCAGTTCTTTTTGCTTTTGTTTCAGCCAGTGCTGTTCCCATACAGACCGAATCCACAGTTCTCTTTCCGCATCTACAAGTTTTTCTGCGATTTCCGATCCCGTAAATTCATTTATCTGTTTTTTCACCGTTTCTGCACTTACCAGATCCTTCAGCTGCTCCTTCCCATCTCCAGGCTTGCCTTCGGATTTCGCTCCTGTTTTCTGCTGATCCTGTTCTCCCCAGATCGCTCTCTGCTCTTCCAGATTTTCCAGCAGTTTCTCTTCTTGTTTCTTCCATCTCTTCCGATCGCTTTGCAGTACTTCAAGACGGCTCCGCACCTTCTGCAGCCGCTCATGATCCTCTTTTCGCTCAGCTTCCGCTTTTTTCTGCCGTGCGATACATTCTGCACGGCGGCTCACCTTTGCCCGCGTGGCAGCAATCTCTCCCTCACACTGTTTCTGTCTGTTTTTCCGGAAGGAAATCACCTGGGCAATCTGATCAGCCAGGGAGTTTCTGTCCTCGCTCTCCCCCGGATCCTTTCTTTGCGCAGGATTCTTTTTTTCCATAAAAGCAGTCGTTTTTTGCGCCTCCGCAATTTCTTTTTCCAACTGTTCTTCCAGTGCTCTTTTGGTTCCTTCTGCCCGGCCAAGCTGTGTCTGTTCCGCTGCAATGGTCTTTTTTATGCTTTCCAGTCTTTTCTGCTGTTCTGTCTGTCTTTTTTCCAGTTCCGCATATTCCATCTGACGTACTTTCTGTGTTTCTTCTTCCTTCCGAAGTTGCTCTGCCTTCTCGACCGCTTCCTGTTGAAATAAAACATCCGGCATCTGTGAAAGTCGCTTCTGTTCGTGTTCTTTCCGACTCTCTGGCAGTTCTCTT